ATCCCACTTGACCCACGGCATAGTGACCATTGACTGACCAAGATTGCCAACAATCTGGAGCAATTCAAGTCCACGGCGCTGTGTCAAGGCTTCATTGACCCGTTCCATGCTGTACGCATCAACGGAAATGCAAAGATCGTCGTAACTTCCTACACCCGCACCGCCTTTGTAGATCGGATCCGATTCATACAGCAACTTCACGCCTTCTTTTCCAAGCGGAAGTGAAATTCGCTCGTCGTGCCACATATACCAAGCGACTTTGTTCATGCACAAGTCAACAGCGGACGTAAATTGTCGCTTCAAATCGGCAAGTCGCATCGTTGCCGACGATTCAGCCACTGAAACCTCGGTTGCCGTTGCACTTCCTTGGACATTCCCACGCATTGCGTCATGGATTCCAGACACACGGTCAAGTCTGTCCTGCGCAATGGATGAATACTGCACCATGTGGGGAGTTACACCGCCAACTTCAATCGGAACAACACGATCTTTCTCAAGATTGTCGGCAAGGAACACCGTGTCGTGCTCGTGGTCACGAATGTCCTGCGCCATCTTTGAATGTCGTGAGTCAACAACGATCATCCGCTTGTAGCGTGAGGCACTTTCACGCATGGTTTTCAAATGCCCATTCAAGTCGTTCAATTGACTGTTAATTGCTACAAGCGGAGACAGTGGATACGGATCATCTGGAACCGTGTAACAACCAAACAGTGCATACGGACCTGTGCGTGGTCCAAAGTATGCGGTCGGCTTGCGAATCCATCCAGCGTCTGGAGTTGCACCAGTTGCGGCTTGACCGTAGGCGTACGTGTAAATCGTTCCGTTGTGAGTTTTCTTGTCAACACCGTCCTGATTCACTTCTGGAACCCAGACCTCATACACAACCATCTCCTGTCGATCTGGAATGTCATTCCATCTGTGAGATCCAGTTGAACTTGTGTTGATCCCAGTCGAGATGCGCATGATTGCTTCCATGTCATACGACTGATCACTTTCGGCAGCAGCGATCAAATCACTTTTGTCCGTGACGTACTTGTGACCCATGAACCGTGCATCACTGACACACGATGCGGCTGGATCAATAAACCATCTGTCTGGAGAGATTCGATACACACGTGGTAAGTACGGCTCCGTTGTGTCAGACTGATGACCGTGCTTTGGTTCAGACACAACAAGACCAACGCCAAATGAAAGCAACATATCAACAGCCATGCGGCGAATTGTGTCACGCACGTCAACCATCTTCGACCACTGATTGATACCCAACTCCAACTTGCGACCATCCATCGCTTGCCATGCAGGACGCATGGACTGAACACGCACACGTGGGTTGTCATGCACAAGACGTGGCAACACAAGTGCGATGTACTCGTGAATAAAGTTTTCTGGATCATCGCCCATTGTTGATGGCAACATTCCATCTCGATACGAAGACCCAACGAAACGTGCAACGTTGTCTCGCCAACTTGACAAATGAATATCACGGAACCTTTCGGCTCCGTCAATTTCACGCTGAAGTTCAACGAGGTTTAAGTCAAGCATTTTTAATCTGCCTTGCCGTCTTCGATGGGCGAAGGGTTTCCAGCACCACCTACAGAAAAGTTTTGATTGTTTGCGCTTGCATTATCAAATTTTGTAGAGGTACTTTTTTTGGGACTTAATTCCCGACCGTACGTAGCACGTGGAGCCTTTTCAAATATCCCAAGCGGATCTTCTTGCTTTGTCTGTGCAACAACCTTGGGCGGTTGACGCAGCAATGCACGAATAAACTGTTGAGCCTGATCGTTGGAGATCAATCCTTGTCGCCTTGAACAGGAGCAATTGTATTTTCCGCAGCCAACTTACGTGCTGCGATTTTATTTGCAGACGTATTTGTTTTTACTGCTGGCTTTGGAGTAGGCTTTCCAGCAGACTTTCCACCAGACTTCCCATTTCCAAACGGAGATTTGAAATTACTGAACATCGACATGATCAATATCCTTTCTTGGTTTCCATACGTTCTGTACTTGCTCCACCCTTGCCTCCACCACGACTTGTGCGATTTGCATTGTGCGACTTTGCGCTCATGCCCTTGCTCACCGCAGAACCCTTGACTGACTTTGTTTTCTTGGAATGCATTTGCAACCTTTCTAAAATTGCTTTGTAATTTCACCGTGCTTCAATAACGATCCCATTGTGAATGACGGAAGACCATCATCACCTTTTGTCAACACACTTGTTGGTGCTTCACTACACAGCATCAACGCACCCGCAAGCGCAATCACTCGGTCACCGTGCGCTTCTCTCGCACCAGTAGACAGGTCACGTGATGTTCCAGCCTCAATTGCTCCATCATTCATCACCACGTATCGACGCATCTCTTCAAGTGCTTCAACACTGCGAACGAGTACACCACCTTGCGATAACTCTCTTGCCAAGTCTGACAACAGTGTGCGCTTGCTTCGACGGGTACTCGTCCATCCAACTCGACTGGTGACGCTCTCCATGCTCGTGCCTACCTGACGTTGCTTGTAGACGCTGTAGTAACGACCCTGCTCAAAGTCGTGGTGCATCGCTGATCCCGCACCGTTGACTTCCCATCCACACATCGGAAGACGATCACTCTCGCCACGGAACAACGAACGTCCTGCTGACATCATCTCAAGCGACAAGTTGTGTGGCGCAATCGTTGGATCGCAGAACTCCGCAACCACCTCGCAGTTCACTGCGTCCATCACACACACCGCAGAGTTCGCATTGCCTGTGCCGTACGCAGGATCGGCGAACAGAACGTAGTCACGCCTCTTCTCTCGACACGGTGCAACGAAGATGCGCCAACGTCCACCGTCACTCTCAATGAACTCGCCCCGCACGATCTCGCCTCGCACTGGTGTCAATGCTTGCTTCACGTGCCTGTCGATCACCGCAGAGGAGAAGAACGATTCGCCCGACTGCACGCTGTCAGCGAACACGTTCTGCGCAAGGTCGATTCGATCTCGTCGCAACAACTGCTGTGCAAGCCACGGTGACCACGTGTATGTCGCACCAACCACGCCAGTCACCAAGCCGTCAGCGTCAACCCGTGTCTCCGCACCAATCGACTTCTCTGGATGATCCGTGTACAGGAGTTCGACGATGCGTGGTGACGTGGATGAACGTGCAAGCGTGACCAGTCGCTCATACGCCGTCCCCGCACCAATCGGTGTCGAGACCGCAATGCGTGACGATGTGCAGTCCGCACTGGAACGCCACGACTCTTCTGCATCATCCAGTGATGCGAACTCATCGAACATCACGAACGTGCGCCGTCCACCTCGACCGATGTGTGACGTGCTCGCCTGTCCTGTGATCGTCGCACTGGACACTGGATTGCGCACGACGAGATGCTGTCGCAGTGTTCCACCCTTCACCAGTTCGTCGTGGTCGCACGGCAACAACCAACGTGGCTGTGTCTGCAACAAGTAATCGATCTTCCAAAACAAGCAATCAGGATCACCGCTCCTGTCAACGAGATCTTCCACACGTGACACCAGTAACGACTGCCACGAATGAAACATCCAACCCCACACTGCAATCGCTGACAGCAACCACGATGCACCCATGTCACGTGACTTGCGCACTACGACATCTTCACCCGATTGAATTGCACTGATGATCTCACTGGATGCACGCACTTGACAATCCCACAGATCGAACGGCACATCGGCAACGAATGCAGGACGTTCATTGCCGTGCTCGTCAACCGTGCGCACTCGATATGTCCATGCACAGTGATTGCACCACGCAGTGAAGTCATGTTTGAACACAGCGACCAAGTCACTGCGATCTTGCGCACCAGTGCAAGCGAGCACTGCACGCCTTCGCTTCACACTCTCATGCTGTGAGTTGCTTCGTGTCATCGCTCACACTCTTTGCATATGTGTTCAGCAACATTGCACCACGTGAGACATCACCGTTGGTCACTGCAATCGCACCGCCATCTTTCCCTGTGAGTTCGAGCGCACTGCGTGAGTACGTGTGCGGATCAAGTCCCTTCAGTATCAACCCAAGTGCATTCACACGTGTCATCGTGCAATCAATCTCACCACGTGCAATCGCATCGAGATCAGATTCAAGCACACGTGCACGTGCGAGTCGTGCTTCGTAGTACAACGAACGGAACGCAGGATCAGTTGTAACCCACGACCACGCAGTCGAAGTATTCACACGCAATGTCTCGCACGCAACACGCCAACCACTTGTAGCGAACTCATCAATCCACATCGATTTGCGTTTCGTCACTTCGTTGTTGC